ACTTGTTGTACGTATCCTTGAAATCCTTCTGGAGACCGGGACGTGCAAGGACACGATGTTGCTGAATCATGCTCATGGTTTATTTCCTATTAGACAAGGAGCGTGGAAGCGAGGAACTTGAACCACACAAGGCCGTAGGGATCGGCACACTCAGGGCCTTGCGTTACGACCTTAATGACCTTCACAACGACGTTCGTGGTGTCGTTGCGATCCACGGTCCATGTGCCGTCCGTCTGACGACGAATGCCGTAAGAGACGCCAACGTCCGAAGACGCAGGTGCGACCATCGTTTGGTCGTTGGAGATTTGCCCTTGAAACACCGTCGTCGTGTTGGCGACGAACACAGGAATCGTATCGGCGCGGCCAGTGACGACGGGAGACGCCGGCTGATCTCCAGCGTCATAACCGAACGCGGATTGGTTTGCAGATGCAGCTACACCGACAACGAGCGTTACGTCGTCCGTGTCGATTTCATCGACTTCGGAACCGTTACGCGTCATCGGAGAACCAGTCACGCACGTCTCGCTGCTCTTGAGCGGCCAGTGCTGCGTGACGGGAACGAATCGGCCCTGATTGTATGCAGGGCGAAACGGAAGAGCCATTGTGTATTACCTGTTGAGAGTTGCTTGGAGTTCTTCACCAGAGACGCGCCGCGCCGTTGTCTTTAAGGAATCGTCAATGCCAAGACCAATCGACTTCGCGTATGACTTATACTCTTCGTCGGTTTGGTTGGCGTTCAGACCTGATCTCCGTGCAGATTCCAGTGCAGCGATTTCGCGCTGTGCTTCATATTTCCACTTAGGAATCACCATAAACTTTACATCGCCGATCACAGAACCGCTGGATGTATCATGTACCTTATTGAATTCGGTGAGGTATTCAGCACCGTCGATGAAACCGCGTTGGATGGCGTTGTACTGTGAGAAGTCATCCGTTCCAATCCATTCACCGTACAATTCCGGTGGAAGTGGAACGTTGAGACGATCGTTGAGATATGAACGATCCGCAGTCTCGAACAGACGGCGCTTGTACTGAAGAACCTCTTCTTGCGATGGCGCTTGGATGATGATCTTAGTGTCAGACATTAGACCGTCACTCCATCGTTATTGTTCACCATCGCGAGAAATTCCTGTACTTGTGCGGGATCATCGGGATTCATCTTCGCGAGACGCATACCGTGACGTTCGAGTTCGCTGAGGCGCGGAGCGGTGTTGCGCGCTGGCGCGGGAGGGCGACCGGCGGAAGCGGGAGCGGACACGCGAGATGGAGTGTTGGAGTTTTGTGGAGTGTTCTGCGGCGCAGTCGGAAAACCATTCACCGCTACAAGCTGACCAATCTGCGCCAATGCAACCTGACCATACAACGACGGATCAACACGATTCTGATCCAACACCTGTCGCGTCATCGGCGCGAGTTGCTCACGATACGCAGCGAGTTGTGGATACTGATTGAAGAACTGCGTTTCGGCGTTGGACAACATCTGCCCACGCTTGTACTGCTGATTCATCTCACGAAGATCCCCGAGGGTTTCTCCGAGTTCCTGACGCAGCGTTGTCGCAACGAGCTTCTTGAGCGTCGGAACAGTGCCGAGACGATTGAGATCCTCGTCGGTGAGTTCCGGCTCTTCGACGTTACGATTCTGCGCTTGCTGTTGCTGCGCAGTCAAACGCTCAAGCTTCTCATTCAGTTGGTTGTACTGCTGAACAGCATTCTGATAGAGAAGACGGAAATCTGGACCCTGTTGTTCTACAGTAGTATTGTCTACTGGATTGTCAATAGGGTCGTTTTGTACGGTCTCTTCGTTCTGCGTCTGTTCGTTCGTCGTGTTGTCGTTCAGGTCGGTCTGCATTTTTGGCTTCGGTTAGAGTTGCTTGCAGTTCTGCGATTAGATCGAGTTTACCCTGCAAGTGATAAACTCGCTCCATTGATGCCTCCCGGCGCAAGGAGGCTATCAGCTTGGATTCCTGCGTTTGGAGCAAGGATATTAGTGATGGGGCTTCCGGTGATTTGACTAGCGCCATCAGGGCTTTGCGGAGTTCCGCCGGGTATGCTAGGAGGAACCGCTGCGGCGAGTTGTTGTCTGAGGCCATCGAAGTTGATGATTAGCTTCTCTGGATTGGGAACATCGAAGGCCCGAAGGATTTCGAGCATGATTTCATCGGCAGCCGTGGCGAGTTTCTGTACGGCAGCTTGGATCATCTGTGGGTTTTGGAGTTGTTGAATCAATGCAAGTTGTTGTGTACCATACTGCGTGTACATCCCAGCGAGTTGCGTATAGGTGTTACGATCAAGAACCTTGTTGTTCTTCGCGCCTGCGAGTTGGATGTTAAAAAGCAGACGGTTCTTGAGCTTATCACCTTGACGCAGGAAGGTTTCTACCTTCGATCCGTTGGGAATGTATTCATAGACTGTACGATCAGATGGACCATACTTGATGACTTGCTGTGCTGCACGCCAGATGACACGATTCAGGAAGTCTTTCTTGTTGTTGTAGTTGTAATCAAACTTTCGTGTGGATTCTTGTACGCGTGCCATGTCAGAGGATGCCGTTCCAGGCGTACCGACATTAGGCATACCGAGCGTAAGTTCGTTGACGCCGGTGCGTTGCTGCGAATAGATGACGACTTGGTTTTCGTTGTTGTACGCAGACGACTTCACGTCACCGATGAACATGGGTTCGATGTCATCCATGTTCTCCACGAACCACTTCTTGCCGGGGAAGATGGGTTCGTCATCGCGAATCCACGTTGCGTCTTTCTTGACCTTGAACATCGCCATGTTCGCGATAGTGGCGTTGTCGAGACGCTGACGGTGTTGCGTGGTGATTTCTGCTTGAAATTCGTGATTCTGTTTCGCGATGCCGTAGCCGTACCAACGATATTCGAGAGGCCAGTAAACACCCTTCTCGTAATCACGACATTCATCTGCGTATGTGACCGAGAGTGCCTTCCCGGAATGCTCGTGGAAGTACACTTCGATACGCTTTTCTTCGTGTTGATCTTCGAGTTGATCGACATCGAAGTCAAGAAGAATACGACAGATGGTGATTTCGGATGGAAAGACAGGAGTGGTATCAGTCTCTTCGCGAACCTCTTGAAGCTTACGATTGTTCGTGGTGCCTTGCGTGTTGTAGTAACCATGCAGAGCTTCGTATGCTTCGGGCGGAAGTGTACCGTTCGCGCAGAGTTGCTTGAGGCCGTGTTCGGAGACGCGGAATTGGTGACCGACCCACGGTGCCGCATCAACGTCGATGCTGTAGAACGGCATCAAGAAATCGTTGATGTCGATAGGATCAATGCAAACGCCCTTTTCCTTGTAGACAGGAATCTTGAGTGGCGTTTCTCCATCCTTATCAACGATGACGGTGGCTTTGTCATTCCGATAGGATGTCTGCATGATACCTGTGCCGTTCTTCGTGATCTGAAGAAGGGCCGGTTCGGCTTTGCGACGGAACTCCATGACGTTGAGAAACTCATTGTTAAAGAATTTCTCTAGTCCAGCTTTGATGTCGGATGCTGAATCCGCAACATCGACAGTGATGAGTTCTTTCAATCCGAACAATTGCCCCATGTCACGCGCATGAACGGCTTCGACGGCGATGGCGGTGATGGGAATGATGATGGATGCAAAGCCCGCGATGGGAAGCGTATCAGATGTTTCTGATGGCTCGGCCCAGAAGTCTTTTTCTTCCGCGATCCAGCGATCTTCCAACTTCGATCGCTCAGAACGATGGATTGTGATCTCCTTTAGGAGATATGATTGCAATGCTGCGCGTTGGTGTTCATCAAGATCAAGCTGTCGAGGCATCGGCAGGACCGAAGAGGAGTTCGAAGACGCCGCGAATGTCACGGACGTAGAGCGTTTTGGAGATGAACCACACGCGAATGGTAGTGATCTTGCGATCTTGGTTCGAGAAATACCACGTCCAGAAGAGCTTTCCGACGATCTCACGAATGAGTTGTTCGTTGGATGCAGCGGAAAGTTGAGATACGTCGAGTTCGTTTAGGACGGCCATCGTTT